TCTGGCATTATCTCACCCCCTTAGGTGTTATCGTTGCCTTATCTTATCACACTTTCGCGTGTTTATCAAATCTGTCTTGTGCTTGCTCTATCATCATATTGGACACCTTATCTCTAAGGTTATCCACATAGGCTTGAAGCCCTGTAAAACCCTCGCGCTTTAGCCTTGCGCTTTCGTTGCGTAGGCTGGTGCGTAGGTATTCCATTTCGCTAGGCGTTAGCACTAGCAAGAAGCTATCATCACTCATCTACTTAACCCCTCTTGTGCTTGATAACCTTGCGGGCTATCATAACACCTATTGTAGCCATTACTAGCCACCATTGTAGGTTAAAGTATAGCGGTGCGCTGGAGAAGGTAATTCCCCACTCGCTCACGCTAAACTCTATGAAGTTATCCATAGTATATCACAACCCTCTCAAGTTGTAAAGTTGCGGGCTTTCCGCGTGTCGCGCTAGGGTCATGAACCCTCGCACCCGTTAGGTGTGCGCGACTATCCTACTATCTACCTTGAATCCCGATTAGTCGGGTCTGCTTGGTAGCAGGTATCCAATCCTTACGGGCTAGGATAACCTTCTGCCCGAATATCTCTCGCTTCTCCTGCCTATCTAGGGCGCGATTAAGTCGCTCATAGTGGGCAAGTATCTCCTCAATACTTCTCGCCATGCTCTCTCCTACTTGTCGTGTATGTTGAACGCCATCTCCCGTTTAGGGGCGTTAGCGTGTAGTTGCGCTAGTATAGCATCTTGTTGTGCTTCGGTCAAGTCGGGCGTAGTTGTGCGCTCCCCCGCCATGATAGCCTTGTGCGACTTACGGGCTAGGCGAACTACTTTACCAACTACTAGGGGCGCGATAGTTCGCGTGTTGCCTTGCTTGTCGGTAATTACTACGGGTGAGCATGTTGCCCCCGTTAGGTTGTAGTTGCGCTTACCCCACGGGCGCGAAGCGCTTATCGTTGGTGGCGTGCGAACTATACTACCCGACCCCGCGTAGGGGTTCGGCATTTCCTATCCTCTCTCTCGTTGGTAGTGCTGAGTATATCATAGTGCGGTAGTGCTTGTCAAGTAAGCGAGGGAGATAGTCTAGCGGTATCCCAAGCGAGCGACTCGCTTTTATCTAGGGGCGTATCCTGCCCGACTATCTACCCTCTATTTACTTGTGAGCCCTATCTTATCAGACTCAACTTATCTTGTCAAGTCTGCCCGTCTAGGGCGTGTCTTGGATAATCTTGCGAATATCTGATGACGAGGAGAATTATACCCTACCCCCTACCGCTTGTCAATACCGACACGCCGTAGAAAATGTGAGGTAGGTCATAGAACATTTGTTCTAATATCTGGGGGGGAGATAGGGCTGGGGGGATAGTCGCCCTCTCAGAAAACCCTCAGACAATTCTCAGATAATTCTCATAATTATTATGTGATGAAGATAACACCCCCACCCCTTGACTAAGTGGGGGGAGTATGGTATAATGCCCCCCTCTACTCTCAGACAACTCTCAGGAATCTCTCAGGAATCTTTGAGGGGGCATTGTTTAATTCTGCGGTCGGTATAATATTATGTCTCACCCTATAAATTTCTGTTATATATCCCCCCTAATATATATACAAATCGGACATTATACCCCCTAAAATAAAATATATTACGGAAACCTGTTCGGTTTCCAGATTTGAACAGGTTTTCTATATATGTAATATAAAATATTATATATAGCGAGCTTCGCTTTATTGCTCGCTCGCTTATAATATATATAATATATAATATAATATATATATGGGGATACTATGCCCGTTTTATGACGGGCGTTATTTCTGTGATTTATGGGGGATGACTGATGGGTAGAAAGCCTGGCAAGGTAGATATACCAATGCATGAGGCTAAGGAGAAAGTTCTCCTGATGCTAGCCCAAGGTAGCACCATATCCCAGGCGATGGGTAGCGTAAACCGTAATGAGGTTACCTTCCGTCAATGGAGTATGAAGGATACTGACTTCAAAGACAGGGCCGACAAGGCCCGCCTAGAAGGCAAAGGTATCAAGGCTGACTTTAAGAACCTTAAGGATATATCCTTTGAGGACTTCTCTGAGCAGTTCCTAGACACTAAGCTCTTTGACCATCATAAGGGCTGGATAGATTTAATAGAGGGGCGCGAGCCCCGCTGGTTGCACCCCGCCATGACCTACGAGCCAGGCGCCGAGAACCGTATCCTGATTAACGTACCCCCTGAGCATGCTAAGTCCACCGTGGTGACGATTAACTATGTCACCTACCGACTAGCCGTGGACCCTAACGTCCGTATCATTATAGTCTCAAAGACTCAGGGCATGGCCCGCAAGTTCCTCTCGGCGATTAAGACTAGACTCTCACACCCGAATTGGATAAAGCTTCAGACAGCCTTCGGTCCGCAGGGCGGATATAAGGCTGATAGCCAAACCTGGAGTGCCGATATGATTTATCTAGGCACTGGTAGGGACTCTGGCGAAAAGGACCCTACAGTACAAGCCCTTGGCTTTGGTAGTCAAATCTATGGAGCACGAGCCGATTTGATTATCCTCGACGATGTTGTGATGAACTCAAATTCCCACGAGTGGGAGAAGCAAATTGAATGGCTTCAGAAAGAAGTCATCACACGCTTAGGACGGCACGGGAAACTACTTATCGTAGGGACCCGTGTTGCTCCAGTAGATTTATATAAAATGATTCGGGACGGTCAACAATGGACTGGCGGTAAATCTCCATTTACCTACTTTGCCCAACCAGCCGTACTGGAGTTTGATGAGAAACCTAAGAATTGGAAAACTCTTTGGCCCTGGACGGACAAGGCTGAAAGCGATAAGGATGACGTTAACCCCGAGGGACTTTACCCTAAGTGGGACGGTCCTTCACTTTTTACTAGGCGTAGTGAAGTGGCACCTTCCATATGGGCGATGGTCTACCAGCAAGAGGATGTCACCGAAGATTCAATCTTCTCCCCCGCAGCAATTGCAGGATGCGTTAATGGTATGCGAAAGCGCGGCCCCCTTAAACCAGGAGCCCCAGGACACCCCAGCAACTTAGAGTCTGCCTATACAGTTATAGGATTAGACCCAGCTATGACTGGCAATACTGCTGCAGTAGCTATTACTTATAATCGCGGCGATAGTATGATTTATGTTTTAGATGCTGTCAATATGACAGAGCCTAGCCCAGCAAAGATTCGTGCCCTTATAGAAGATTGGGTACAAAGATACAAACCGCAGGAACTAAGAATTGAAATCAATGCCCACCAGAAAGCCTACGCCCTCGATGATGAACTGCGTAACTGGCTCTCGATGTATGGCTGTCAACTCAACTCTCACTTTACTGGTAAGAATAAGTGGGATACTTCTTTCGGTGTGGCTTCTATGGCAAGCCTTTTTGGTAGCCTTAGAGACGGAAGATTCCAAGACAACAACTCAATAGAACTACCAAGTAATGAAGGTAGCGAAGGGCTTAAGGCTCTTGTGCAACAATTGATTACTTGGAAACCTGAGACTAGAAACCCAACAGACTGTGTTATGGCTCTCTGGTTTGCTGTCATCCGCGTCCGCGAATTGATGCAGCAACACTCACAGTCGGCAAGATGGATGCAAAACCGTTGGGCCACTCGTGCTCAGACGGAAAGAAGATTCTCAATTAACCTAGATGAAGCCGTTGCAGAGCAATGGCAACAGACATACGGATAGGAACTATGGCACTTACAATTGAACAGATTGCTGCGCGAGTTGACTCGCTACGCTATCGTAACTCAGATAGGGATGCTCGTAATCAAGACGTCCTTGCTGTCCGTAAAGGTCAGATTGCTAGCGTATATCCTGACTTCTTTCCAAATGGAGTAGACGCAAATGTCGTTGCAAATTTTATTGATATTGTTGCGCGAGACTTATCTGAAGTTATGGCGCCTCTGCCTGCAATCAACTGTTCCGCGGCGAATCAGACTTCTGACAGGGCTCGCAGCTTTGCTGACAAGCGTACTCGCATTGCAAGCAATTACTTTGCTCATTCGGACATGTCTGTACAGATGTACTCGGGAGCGGACTGGTATATAACCTACGGCTTCCTGCCATTTGTTATCGAGCTAGATGAAGAAGCTAAGCTTCCTCGTATTCGTTTAGAAAATCCAATTGGCTCCTATCCAGAATTTGATAGATACGGAAGATGCGTAGCATTTGCTAAGCGTTACTCATTAACCCTTGGCGAGCTAGTCGCCCAATTCCCAGAGTATGAGCGTGCGCTCCTTGGTGGACTTGGATACAAGCAAGACTTAAACTCTCTTATCGAAATGGTTCGTTACTATGATAAAGACCAATCGGTAATCTATCTACCAGATAAAAATAATCTTCTATTATCTCAAGCTAAGAATCCTCTTGGTAAGATGATGATTGTAGTAGCCCGCAAACCATCTATCGATGGTGAGATGCGTGGACAGTTTGATGACATATTAGGTATTCAGTTGCTACGCAACCGCTTTGCACTCCTTGCTATGGAGGCAGCAGAGAAATCCGTACAGGCTCCTATTGTACTTCCACAAGATGTACAAGAGCTACAGCTTGGTGGTGATGCGGTTATCCGCACATCCAACCCAGCAGGTGTACGTCGTGTAGAACTTACCCTGCCACAAGGCGCATTCACAGAGCAGACTCTGCTTAATCAGGAATTGCGTGTAGGCGCTCGTTATCCTGAGGGACGCACAGGTAACATTAATGCATCGGTTGTCACGGGTCAGGGCGTACAGGCTCTCATGGGTGCCTTCGATACCCAGGTCAAATCTGCACAAGCAATCTTTGCTAGCGCCCTCCGTGACGTCATTCAGCTTTGCTTCCAGGTAGATGAGATTATATTCCCAGAAGAGAAGACAATTCGTGGTGTAGATGCTGGTGCTCCTTACGAGATTACTTATAATCCTAAGAAGGATATTAAGGGTGACTACTCAGCAGATGTACGTTATGGTATGCTTGCTGGTTTGAACCCAGCTCAAGGTTTGATATTCATGCTACAAGCACTTGGTGGTAAATTAATCTCCAAGGATATGGCAATGCGTGAACTACCATTTACTGTTAACGTAAGTCAAGAAGTTGAGAAGATTGAAATTGAAGATATGCGTGCAGCTCTTCTTGGTTCACTGCAAGCCTATACTCAAGCAATTCCACAGATTGCCGCAGGTGGCGGCGATGCAAGTCAGATAGTAGCTAAGATTGCACAGGTTATTAGAGCTCGCCAAAAAGGACAAGCGATAGAGGATGCGATTGAAGAAATCTTCGCCCCTGTCGAACAGGTTCCTCCTGCTGGTGCCCCGATGGTTGAGCAACCGTCCCCTGCTCCCGCTGGCGCTCCAGTAGGAGGCGCTCTTCCTACAGAAGTAGAAGTGACTGGACAAGAAGGTCAACGTCCAGACATATTAAGTTTATTATCAAGCTTAAACGCTTCAGGAGAAGCTAGCGCTAGCGCAAGAACTATTCGTCGAAGATAATCTAGGAGGGGACAATGACAACGATTATTGGAGTTGAATATAAAGACAAGTCTGTCATTGTTGCTGACAGCCGCATTACAGATGATAGTGGGAAGTCTTACTCACATCCATTTATGCGTAAGATATCATCACGCGGTGCGTTACTAATAGCAGGAGCAGGAGAAGTATCACCCTGCGACATTGCCCAGAACATTTGGATTCCACCAGTATTCTCAGCGAAAGACAAGAAAGATGTTTATCGCTATATGATAGTCAAGGCTATGCCTTCTCTTCGTAAGTGTCTTACGGATAATGGTTATAACTTTGATGAGAATCATGATAAGAATAAAGATGGATTAAGATTTCAATTTCTCATCGCAGTAGGTGGTGAGCTATTTGATGTTGACCAAGATTTGGCGGTAATGAAAAGTGAAGAAGGATTCTACGCAATCGGAAGCGGTGGCTCTTACGCTCTTGGAGCACTTTACGCGGGTAGCGATGTCATCGCTGCAATGGAAGTGGCTGCACGAATTAGTGTATACACAGCACCACCGTACCAAGTAGAAGAGCAACTCAAATGAGTAAGTTTACCCAAGCCGTTGATAAGGCTATGAGAGTACTTGCCGAAGAGTTAGAAGATTCAGAAAGCCAGATATGTACTGGCTGGGTATTAGTAAGTGAGTGGAGTGACTATGAAGGCACACGCTATCTTATGACAGATGTAAGTGAAAACATGAATCCTTGGTTAGCCAAGGGTATGCTGCTATCAGCAGAAGAATATTCTTATAGTCCTGAGGAGGATACAAATGGCCGTTGAGAATCGTGGCGGTAGACGCCCTACAGCCCCTCAGTATAATCCAGCTAATGTTAATGGACTTGGTGGTAATGGACAAAGTGGTATGAATACAGACTATACAGGTTTTACTTATGGAATGAATAAAGCTGTTAATGAACAGCGTCAAGCAGCTCCTATTAAACCAGCGGGCGGAAATGCTCGCGTAGTTCCAGTTGCTACTCAACAGTTACCTGAGGTAGTTCCCCTTGATGCACCAACTAACCGTCCTGGACAACCAGTTACAGCGGGTGGGAGACTAGGCGATGGTGGTGGAGAAGAAATTCTTGGACTTCCTCCAGTTTCTCCAGTTGCAGAATTTGATAGCGGTGTTAATACTATCCGTGCTCTGTATCTACAGGACCCAAATAATCAAGATTTAAAGCGTATGCTTGAATACATAGATAGACCAGGTATGACTTCGTGAGTAGACCAGGTGTAAAAAAAAATAAAGATGGCACCTGGACAATTACTGGCGTTCAGGAACGAACTGTAACTCAACAACAAGTTGATTATGAAGAGTTAGTTAAAGCCTCTAAACTTATTCCAGGACAAGAAGGCGTAAACGCCCGCGAACTTATCTTAAATAATCCAGGTATGTCTGGAGGATTATTAGCAAGTTTATCAAAAAATTATGCTGTTCCTGATAATGACTTAGTAAAAACACTAGTTGATATTGATAGCATGACTCAAGCACAGCGTGAGCAGAATGCATTCCTTGAAGGTCAACGCATTGCTAACGAAAAATTTGATAAAACAGCTCGTGGTAAAGTTTGGAAATATGTAAAAGGTTTTACACGTTTTGGAACCTTAGCGCTAGAGACTCCTTTTGAATTACTAGGTGCTGGTGTTCGTACACTTAAGCAATCTTTTGATGCTTACTCTAGAGGAGATATTGATTTTTGGACTGGTCAGCCTACTGACCCAAATAAAACCCGCGAAGAAGCTGGCTATTTAACTGGCGCAGTCTTTGGTGGGCGTGATGCAAGCGCTCCAAAAGCAATTGTAGACCAAACTAAAGCTGGTCAAATTGGAAGAGCTATTGTCGAAGGCAAAGCTATTGACTTTGGTCAGGGATTTTTTGCTTCAGAAGAGACTGGACTTGGCTTTGCTGCACGTCAAGCAAAGTTAGAATCAGCAAAGATAGTAGTTAGACTAGATGACAGAAGAACTTATGAGCGTCCTTATTCTTTCTTTGACCCAGTAATTGATTTTATTCCGTTCATAGAGCCTGACAGCGGCAAGGGTAGCTTAGTTTCAGCTATCGGTGACTTGGTAGTTTTGATTATGACTGACCCTGGCATAGCTTATGCCCGAGTAAAAATGATTAAAGACCAGTTAGAACGTACAGCTCGTCTATCTTCTGGTATGAAAGCAGCTACGACTGCCCGAGATTTAGCGCTTAAGGAAGCGGAACTAGAAGAATTAGTTAAACAAACCAATGAAGCTATTGAAACATGGCGCTCATCTAGCGGGTTTGGTCGTTTAGCTCGTGAAGAAGAAGTTGCTGATGCTCTTAAAAAGCAGATGCAGATTGCTGATGAATATGATAACATGGTTTATGACCCTGAAGCAATTGCTAAGTTCCTTAGTGGCTCCAATGGTGCACCTATTGTTGACTCTCTTGCTGGTATGGGCTTCAAAGAAATTTATGGACTAGGTAAACAACGCGGTGCTCGCGGTGCTTTTAGTGTTCAACAAGCAAAAGAGCTAGCTGCTGCTACTACAAGAGAAGAAGTTCTTGGTGTCTTAGCAAAATATATCGCTCAAGGAGAAGTTGTAGCTGATGTGCTAGAGACTGGCACTAAAGTTGGAAACTCTATCCGCGGTTTAGCTAACTCACGCATTGTTCCAGGCGTAGTTACTCAATTTGTTAACTCAGTTAAGGGCCTCGGCGCAAGAGGAGTGGCTAAGTTACCGTTTATTGGTAACGTTATGAATACTGTGTCTAAGAATTACGCTACTATTCTTCCTGGTGGTTCCTTAGTGCACGCATCCGACAAGGATGCTTTAGTTAGTTCTATATATAACTAT